TTCTTAGGTATGTTATTATAATTATATTATTCATTTATGTGTGGTATTATCTTATATCTATATAGAAAGTGCAGGATAGCTTTGTTCTTTTCCTCTATAGTCATGGTAGAATTTTCAATAATTAAATCAAAATTAGACCAATCATATACAGACCTATCTAAAGAGTTTTCACTAGTAGATGGGGAATGAAAGGGATCTAAATCTAATCTTATATTATATCCCCCAGCATTTGTAATAGCCTCAACCTCATTTGGAAATCTACAATCAGCAATAATGGCCAAATCTATATTCTCTTTTTTAATTCTATTAATGGTAGCATCCACCCACACATTTGTTTTTAATGCTCTAAATAGTTTGGTACCAATAATCTCCATAGCTGTTCTAGCGGTTAGTTTCTCCCCTTCCCACCAAAGATCTGTGGCCGTATTCTTATCATCATCTGTACCATAGCATTGGTCATAAGACAATCCTAATATATTGATACAAATATCCTGCTTTAAGGGATCTGCAAAACTATATACCTTATAAGAAATATCGAGCCTGTGTTTCTCTATCAAAGAAACAATATAGTCTGTGGACGAGCTTTTGCCAGATTGTTTGCGACCAGAAAATCCGATTAGCATAGATGTTTTTCTATAGTTGGTAGTATTTGTTCGTGAATCTCTGAGACGCTTAATTCAGCCACATCTGCTTTGGTTATCGGCAGATGCACAACCTTATAGGTGTTTTTACACTTGTTTTTTATACTAGTTGCTGCCTTTTCCCCAGCAGCATCATTGTCTGTTAATATTATTATAGTCATCGCTCCTGACCCATCCAAAAGCATTTTTTGTCTATCGCTTAATGATGATCCAAACATACCGACAGAATTATGTATACCAGCTTCTTCTAATCTCCACACGTTTCCCGGGCTTTCTACCAAGACTACTTGAGCAGACTTTAGTATATATTCTTTCGCAAACCAAAAATTATATAGGTGGTTCTGGGACTTGAGATCTTTATTGTGTCTCCATTTAGAATGGGTCCAAGACATTGCTTTTTCTGGGCAGTCTAGCTCTGGGTTGTGGTGCAGTCCACATTTGGGACACTTATCAAAAAGAGATCTTCCACTACATCCAACCAAATAGCTATAATCATTATCATAGATTGGTACCACAGCCCTACCATACATTTCTTTGCCAGAAATATTACAAGTTCCTACATCGTACTTATCCAATATCTTCGTGGTAAACCCACGATCTAAAAAATAAGAGCAGGGTATAGTCAAAGATTTTCTTACGTGTTCCTTAGTGATACTCTTAGAAGACAGACTCTCTGCTGGTGGCTTAATATTGTTTACCATTATTGAAAAATTCTGTTTTTCTTTTTTAATAGTACATATTTTTATGTTGGTTAAATCATTCTGTAAAAAAGACTTGATAAACTCAATAGTCTCATTAAAAGAAGCGGTATTGTCACCCTCTTTACTCCACCCGTATTTCTTGCTGGATAGAACCCCTCTGATAAAGCCTATAATTGACCCTTTAAATGTAGAGTCACACCCCTGTGTTCTGCATTTCCAATTCCCCCTATAGGACTCACCCTCGGGATACAGATTAAAAGCAGATGGGTTATCTCCTCCATGAATAGGGCAGGTTCCCACGACCATCTTACCGACCAGACGAACCTCTGAAACATCTAGGGTCTCAAGGAGATCTTCTATTCTGTCGCACAGCTGATCACAGATAAACTTTAGTTCACTCTGATTATACGAACGGTATTGAGGTTTCTTCATCGTCATTTATATTAAATTTATTAGATGTCTTAGTGTTATCAATATTATTAACTACTTCCAACTTGGTTCTACCCTCGGTGATCTTAGCACACCACCCCTGCATATGACAGTTTATATAGTCATTATCGTCTAGTCCTCCTCCGTGTCTACTGATTAAAGGCACTAGTTTTCTGTTTCCTTCTGTTGGCCCATCTTCTGCTATCTCTTCGTCTGACTTACGTTTAAAAATAGTGAAATTACTACATAGCCATATGATTCTATCAGATCCACTAGCGGTATCGGTGCTTTCCTTGCTGATGCCGTCCCTATTTAATTGTATGAAGGCCACTATTGGTACCTTATATTTTGTGGCAAAATTATGCAAAGCGGTCATCATAAAGCCCAACACCTGATATTCCTTCATGTCTTGAGACATACCCTGACTATCCATCAATTTAAGATAATCATAGAATATTACACATGGTTTAGCGGAACCATCATCATTTAGTCCAACATCTTTGACGATCCACCTTCTCATAATAGAAAGCTGTTCCTCAAAAGGTCTACCAGCAATAGACTTATAATATAACCGGGTGTTTTTGAGTTTTTCCGCTGCTTTTTGTATTTTATTTTTCTTGTCTTGAGAATTACTAAATTTCCCTGTTTCTATCTGGTTAATTTCTGTTTCCGTCATCATAGCTAGGATTCTATTAATATGATCTTCTTTGTTCATCTCTGTGTCCATATTCAAGACGGGGACTTGGAGATTGGAGGATATATAAACTCCCATATTATCTGCTAATAGTGTTTTACCCGTTTTAGGTCTGGCTGCGATAATATTCACAGTACCCCTTCTTAAGCCACCACCTATTGACTGATCATAAACCGGGAATCCTGTTGGAATACCAACTTGGTCAACTTGGTTTAAAGACAGATTCTTAATATATTCGTCAATATCAGTGCCTATGCACAGAGGAGCATTATCATTATCGTTGACCAAAGAGGTAAAATCAAACACAGCATCTTCTGCGATACCGATTATAGAAGAAACAGACTCGCTGCCCGTAACTTCAGATAATTTATTCTTTGCTTCCTCTAGCTGGGTATACAAAAGTCTAGCTATTTGTAGTTTTCTTATTTTTGCTGCAAACTTACGAATATTATCTTTGTTTACAGGAAAATCTAATATAGATCTTAGGTGCTGCACTTCGTCTTTGTCTGAGAGCAGATCCGATAATCCGAGTTCTTGTGCTACCGAGTATATGGATGCAATATCTATGCTAGCATGATGTTGTTTTTCACAGATCTCTTTTAAACACTTAAAGATCGTGCTATTGCTATCTATTGTAAAAGAAGTCTCTTGCACAATATCTGCTATATCTAAATATGTTTCTTCTCCATACTTGCATATGCCAGATAAAACAGCTCTCTCTGCGGAAGGATCAGCTAATACTAGGGCCATTCTATTCTCCACCAGCGGGCATCGCTGAACACTTGTTACATTTGTATCGATCTGTGGATTCTGGAATCACAGCAGCATTAACTTTCTCGTTTTTACCACACGAACGACACCTAACGCTAATAGGCTTATATGCTCGAACTCTCGCTGTGGGTGGTTGGATTGCTAGCTTTTTATCTATCTCAACATCTTCTTTGTGCATATGCATCTCTGGCATACTCTCAAAAGCATTAGGTCTTTGTTTAGCCGGATTCTTTTTGGTTGCGTTTGTCCCAGCAGACTTTTTGCTTTTTGTCTTAACTGTGTTATTAATTACAGGCATTACAGACACTTCAGAGTCTGTCTGTGACGATGAGTCTAATATGTTTTGAATCATCTGTACGATTATTTGTAATTGTTGTCTACTATTGTGATCCATGTTTCACCTTTGTCTTTTGAATAGAGAGTAGTATGTCTGATAGATTTTTTATAGATGAGGATAAATAATTAAGCCTATCCGACCTCTGTTTCGCGTATTTTCTAATTTTATTCAAGGAATAAGCTTTATCATTATGCTTAATCGCTTGGGTTGACTTTTCTATATATCCATACCCTTTATAGTTATTTATTTCGTCTGCTATAACTTCTTTAATCGTTTCTTCTGCCCAGTTATATCTAGCTAGCTCTCTATTCAGAGTCCTTTGTATATAAAACCCAAACTGAGCAAGTCTGTACGATATCTGGGCACAATCCTCTGGGGTGAGCTTTTCTATTACATTACGCCCCATTGTAAAATACTCTTGATATTCCTTGGCCTGTTCTAGATTTGCGTCGTAAGATGGCATACCCACCGAAGACTCGTACTCATCTAAAATATCATCCCAGTGTTTGACCTGTTCCGATGTTGTGGATGGTGTTGGTATTATTGTCATTCTTTATTCTTTCTACCCACTGGTTTTCTTTCTCATTGTATGGTAATTCTATATATTCTATACTATTAAGCTCACACCACTCTCTTTTTTCTCTATCTCTTCTTTGTGCCTTAAAAAAATTAAGTTGTGTTGTATGATAGAAGGCTACGAAAGAATAGTGTTGTTCTCCGTGTACCTCTATGCCCTTCTTGAGTAATGGGATATAAAAATCTAAAAAATAGGTTTCTGATTTCTTGATCGGGATAGATATTTCTTCCAGTATCTGTAGTGTTGGGTATAGTGTTCTTAATAATTGTCTTGCACATAGGTGAAAAGCGGACTTATGGCCCATTGTAGCATACGCGGTGTGTCCTGTCAACTGCCAATTATGATAGTGTCCATCCAAAGATTTTACTTGCATTTAATACCCATAGTTTCCTGCACAGAGTCTAGCAGAGATTGATAGTCTGTGGGGTTCTGTAAGAGAAAATTCCGTAGTTTTTCTGTGCCTTGGAATTTATCTTTACTTCCTGGAATCGTATACCAAGAGCCACCCTTTTCTATGGTTCCTATATCAACAGCAAGACTAATTAACTCCATATACTTATCTATACCCTGTCCGTAACGAAGATATGATACGATAGTCGCCCCCGGAGGCCCCAGAGAAGAACAGATAACCTGCCACTCTATCTCTTGGCCTATCTGTGTTGAGTCAGCACTTAATATCCACGGCTTAAAAGTTTTGGCTCTGAGTTTTATGTCTGTCTGATACGCTATCGCTTGACCAGACTTTTCTTTAAATTCTGCACCATAACCCGTGGGATTACCCATAAGATGAGTAATACCGATTACGATATTTTTATTAACAGGAATAACATTAGATACTTTTCTACAGAACTTTGCTAATAGCTTTGCTCCATCTGCACGTTGCATCTTATCCATATCTGATGTGATTTCTGCTTCTGTACATAATGCAGAATAAGAATCTATGATGAGTAAACACCCAGGAATCTCATTAATAATTCGTTCGCCTATTTGCAGATATTCTTCTGCGTGTAAAATTTTACCCGTTTGAGATCCTATAACATGGAATTTCTCTAGATTTAAACCAGGAATCCCTTCTAGGTCTCTCTTTTTTAATCGACCTTCTATATTTAGGTAGTAAACTTCTCTACCTTCTTTAAACGAACTATGGGCATACTGTGGTTTTTGTGCAGTTGCGGCAAAATCTAAAGAGGTCGTGGTCTTGCCACACTTTGGTTGCCCCGTAAGTACAACAAAGCTCCCCTCTGGAATACCCCCGTTGAGAATTAAATCCACAGAAGGACTAACTGGTATAATAACTGTCTTTTTATCAACAATAGCATTACCACTTAAGATAATATCACTACCGAATTGCTTAAGCACATCCTCCTTCAGACTCATTCTAGCTCCTTTAGTTTGGATAAAATAGATTTAGGATCTTTAGATGATACCAGAAAGGACTTGTTTTCCGATCTGTCAAATTCTACAGATAATACCTTGTTCTCTTGCTCCATTAGCACCATCTCTGTCTCTATAATAGGAATCAGATGGGGAGCTCGTAAAGAAAAAATATTTTCTGCCTTTTTATTATTTATAGCCCTAATGATGGCCTGCTCAGGATATTTTTCTATCATCTGATTAGCTGTGGCTATCTGATTTTTATAATATTGAGACCATTCTGGGTTGGTCCAAAATCTAAAATGCAGATCTTTTTTATCTCTCTTTGCTTTATGCTCACAAATAATTTCTACAATATATTGAGCTGGCATTACGAGTTTATCGTTAGAATACTTAGAAAGATATTTCATGAGTCCTGTCTTGGTCTATAGATACAGTCTTCGTTGGACGAGGCCTTTTTACTAGGCATATTTTTCTTAAAGGCATCCCCAATCTCAGAAGCTGTTTGGGTCATAATTGAGACTCCCTTAATATTCTTACCACTAGTTTCTGAAATAATATTATTGGTTCTCGGGGTTGTCACATCAGAAGATACCGTGGGTATACTATTCGTTACACCCACACCTTCTTTTATTAAGACTGTCTTGACTTCCTTAGTTGTTATTCCAAGCTCTTTAGCTATGTCCTTGTTGTTCTTACCCTGAGTGTGTAAGTGAAGGATGGCATATTTGGTCATATTCTGTTTGATCGTCATATTAGCTCTCTTTCTGCGTTATTTAGCCAAGACAGATTTTTAGTTCTTAGGAAATTTATATACCAGTCAAAAACTCTCTTATTGACTCTTGTAAAATCATATTCTTTCTTACCTGTTTTAGCATGGAACTTATTTGACTTCCCTTCGGAAAACAAACCAATCGGATTAAATATTCTATTGTATGCTCCAACCTTTAGATAGAAAGACTCTTCTTTATTTGTTTTTTTGTTGTATGCTAATGCCTTTTCTAGATTGTCTGTGGTGGGATTACCATTATCATCAACACCATTATGATCTCCAAACAGAGTATAATAAGAATATTCATACTTATCTTCTGTTTTATTTTGATCCATAAGGAAAGAAGGGATATCACTCATTTAATTTTCTCCTATGTTTTTTACCACCACCAGGCCATGCTGGTCGTTCTGTTTTTTTCATACGGGACATACCCTTGGGCAATTCTTTTTCTAGCTCAGTATCATTGTGAGCAGTATGTTTTTTGGATAGGGCCATCTTTTCGTCTGTGCTCATTCTGTCCGAATTCCTCTGGGCTAGATCGCCAAGTGTTTTTAGTTCGCTATCAGACTTTTTCACAGAGGTTGCTATGGTACGCACATCTGTGATATATCTTCTCTCTGTGTCCCGACTCTTACAGCATGAGCAAACAGATTTGCCTGTATAGTCTTTTATGGAACAAAAGATTTCAAATTGCTTGGAGCATTTATTACAAGAGTAAGAGTATGTAGGCATAGATTATTATAGGGCTGATCCGACCTCTGGCAAGTCTGGATATATTATTTTTTCATACTGTCTATTGGGTCTAACTTCATTAGTATTTTACCAATAATAGGATTTCTTACGATATCAGTAAAGTCTAGTCTTTGTATTCCAACACCCTCTATATCAGAAAGCATTTCTGTCATTGTATTAAATCCACCTTGCATATCTCTATATAGATCAGACTGACTAATATCTCCCGTTAACACCATTTTGCTGTTCATGCCAATCCTAGTTAACAACATTTTTAACTGCTGGTACGAGGCATTCTGACACTCATCAGCCACAATAAATGCATTATGAAAATTACGACCTCTCATTAAGCCCAACGGCACAATATCTATTTTATTGTTTAGTTTAAGGGTTGCGAACTGTGAGCTTGAAATAAAATGATTTACTTCATCTAATAATGGCAGAAGATATGGGTGGAGCTTTTCTTCGGCACTACCGGGAAGATAGCCTATTTTTTCTCCAGACTCTACAACGGGCCTTGTTATCACAATCTTTTTAACCTTTTCCTCTAAAAGATATTCTAGAGCCATACCAATAGCAATATGGGTTTTTCCACTACCTGCCACACCCTGACAAAAGGTTATAGTATTACTTATAATAGATCTTACATATTCCTTTTGGTGTTCTGTTCTAGGATTAACGGCTTTTCTATACTGTTGAGCTACCACAAGTCTCTCTGTAGCATCTATAGTCTTAGATCTTTTTTTAATACCTTTGGCGGGTTTTCTCAATGGAAATCTCCTTTTTAGATAGGGTTTAGATTAAGCAAGCTCCACCAGCACAACTAATTTCTTCTATACCAGCCGTATTATCTTCTGTTTCAGATAGTTGGGTATAGTCTACCTTCTGAAAACTATCTATTAAATCACAATAAGTCTTCCAATTATAGACATCTTTCATACAGTAGGATAGTCTTTTGATATCTCCACCGAAATATTTACCAGCAAAATTTTTCATTTTAGTAATAAATAAGAGTTTATCTGAAGAGTCTGTTTCTTTAGCTTGATTCATAGTGACATAATCACAAGAAGCCCACAGGTTTTGATCAAAAATATTTAGCCCTAATTGAATAAGACCAGAACACCACAGGGCAGCATCTCCATATTCTTTTACTATCTCTCTACTAGTATACACCGCAGTAAAGGGGGCTTGCTGATAATCCTTGTCTCCACTTTGTGGTATAAGTGAGATACCAGCAAAATACTTTCTGTTGTCATAAATATATCTGGATACAGCATCCCACTCCTCTGGTTTAACTGTGACAGTATTGCTCACATTATGACTAAGATAATCTTGTGTACACAAAGCCCTATTCTTACCCGAATAGACCCAGTTCTTTTGCATATCTTTAACCACCTTTAACATCTCTATTGCTGGTAATTGATTCTTTAGTTTGGAACCATCTGGTACCTCTATAGGGAACTTTATAACCTCATCCGTATTGTTCGCAGACCACGAAGACTTCTCACAGGCTTGCGGGTTTAGTTTCTTAAAGTGTTGGTATGGGGCTTCTAATACATTGGCTTGTACGTGGCGTATATAGCGTTTAGCGTGATGTGGGTGGATACCAGAGGATGTTCCAAGCATACTGCTTGATGAGCCTTCGGGCTTCAAACAAGTTACTCTAGCAGCTTGATTGATTTGGATCTTTTTAGACATTTCTTTATTGGTATCAACAGCTATTTTAGCCCCATTTTTTAATACCTTCTCACTTAATATTAGTTCGTGCTTTTCCATGATCCCAGTCAAGCTAACTCCTAGTAATGCTTCTCGTTCAAAGATTGCTTCGCTATCCTTACCCAAATATTCTAACTTGGTAAATCCTGCTTGCAGAGTACCTATGATAGCTGCCGCTTTGCATCTTTCATAAAAGTCTGCTTCATCAAGAATGGTTGAGCAATTAATAGTAGATAGATTACAACCCTGAAACCCTGTTTTTCCATTCTGCTGATTCACAGGAAACAGGCCAATTTCCACACAGTTATGAACATAAACACTATCATTATCGAAGGCATGAATGTCTTCTACTGTGCAATCATATACATCTAAATCTCCAATGACAATTTTGTTTATAAGTGTATCAGTAAAGCTGGTTCTATTTGGCATTCTTTGATAATTATTAACTATAATTTGAATCTTATTGGCCTTGTCGGTATTTTTAATAGGAATGTATTTTGAAAATCTAACTATATTATCACTACTAATAACTAGTTCATGTGATGCTTGGCAGAAGTAGCTTTTAGTACCCCCATTACCATCTGGCATAGTTCTGTCGCCTTCTTGTCTGCGATTCTTGTAGATTTTGGAATAAATCCCTAAAGCATTTAGAGCTATCTGTAGATTTTCCAAGTTCTCTAATTGTACAGAAGATATTCGTAACGAAGACCCTTTGATATTGTTTACCAATACGGTTCCGTCGGCATCAAAATAACCAGCAATTAAACCAGAAACATGATTCCATGAACCACAAATAGATTTTTTGCTTAATCTTTTTGCTGTTCCAACCATGCAATCGTGATCAATAGCAAATTCCATAAGTTTTCTTGATTCTATAGAACTATAAACAGCGATAGAATTTTGTTCCTGTTTATTATGGTTATTGATAAAACCAGCATCCGATAGCATTTGATGCGCTTCTCGTCTGTATTGCTCTTTGGATTCTCCCCACCATTTTAATTGGGCTGAATTTTTACTATTGTTTCCATCTCCTAAAAACAAACCCAGTAAATACCCTTTTTTCCAATCGTTATCAGATTGACTAAATTTTGCTATTCCGTTAGTAACTCCTCTATGATTATTAATAACTACATTTTCGCCAAAATTAATGTCTCCAGCTTCTTTCCAGCCTGTGATTGTCATTATTTTGTGATTAGGAGTTACTTTTAATGACCTACCAGACTTAAATTGTAGCTCGATTACTTGTTTTGTTCCGGTTTTCCAAAAGCCTTTATAGCTAGGATACGATACTCCATCAACAATCGCATTAAATGGTTTATCGATAAGATCAGAGACCATTTTGATTCCACAATCAGTAACCACTGTAGAATCAGCCACAACACAAGGATTAAAAACCATCTCTGTAGAATCACTCCAAATAAATCCTGGCTCCCCAAACTCTTTAACAGAAGTCATCAATAGATTAAAGTCTTCGAAAGAAGTGGAATCTTTCAATAGCAATGCTGAATTATTAGATCTGGCCCTTTGGGGATTATCTATGTACCAATTGCCTGTCTTAGCCTTGACCATCTCTGTATCATCTGGACTAAACAATGCCAAAGAAGCAGAGCGTCGTACTCCCCCACTCAATACCGCATCGCTGCTGTGCATAACAATATCATATGCGTCAATTGGACGAAGCTTTTTTTGTTTATTAGATATACATTTATCTAGAATAAAACGTATTTTTTCTAATCCCTTGGCTAGTGGTTCTGGACCCGGAGCTTTACCAACACTAGAAGATAAGGATGTTCCCTTTTCTCTAATCTGGGAATAATCAAAGATCACATTACAATTTTTATAGTCTTGAAATTGCTTAATAGGTTTTTCAGAATAGGAACTTAATAATACTCCTAGAGCATCTGCCCACCCTTCTATACTATCGTCTATGATATAGGTCTTATCTGCACACTTTTGGTGTTCTAGGTTGGGGAGTTTTGATATATGGTGTTTTTGCACACTAAATCCTGTGCCAGACCCACACAATAGTAGCCAAAAGCATTCTTGAAAAAATCTGAGACGATCACAATAAGATGCCACGCAGTTGTAGATTTTAGCGTGTCTTTTTAGAATAGGATCTCCACCAAACTGCAATGCTCTTTGAGATCCTAATATTTTCTTTTTATACATCATATCATAGGCCCAGTCTATATCTTCTGAAATATTAAATTCAGAATACTGAGTATGCATCATCTGTCTAACTCTTTCTACGGCCTCTTTCCATGTTTCTCTACGATTTAGATCTTCTAGCCATCTAGCATACTTACTCACAAATGTATAGTTCTGTAATTCCGAAAGAGCAGACATAATTATTTCCTATTAATGGGAGTTAGTACCTTCATAATACACCACACAAATCTTTAATCCAAGACAGATCTGGGTTAATTTTATAAATTTTCATACCACTTAAAGACATAAAAAGATCAAATCTTTCTTGTGCTTGTTGGTCAAATAAGTGGGTACCATGATCATCTATCATATATACTGTACGAATACCCTCTTGCCATAAGGCCATTATACAGTCATTGCAGCATTGTCCTGTCACATAGGCAGTGCCGTTATCTGGTCTAACAACACAATTAGACAGGGCATTTCTTTCTGAGTGAATGATCCAAAAATATTTATCAGGACGATTAGTTGGTAATTGAGAATCGTCTAGAGAGTGAGGAAAACCATTATATCCCACACCTAATATTCTATGGTTTTGGTCTGTGATAACACAACCGTGCTTGGTGTGAACATCATGACTACGTTGAGATACTACCTTAGCCAATCCTAAGAAGTAGTCTGTCCAGTTTGGGCGCATTAGGGTTATTTTTCTAGGAGTTTTTTATAAAAGACTAGCGAGGCAATAGCTCCCACAACGCCCATCATTATGCCTGCTGGTTGTAGAGGGGTCATTCCCAAGAGATAGGTTATTATACCCCCACAGTACGATCCTGCAACCCCCAACGCTACGGTTTTTACAAATCCAAAGTTTTCTTCACCCGGAACAATGCTTTTTGCGATAGAACCAACAAAAATACCGTAGACACCCCATATCAAAATATTAAACATTAGCAGCCTCCACTAGTGTAACCACCTCTTCCTCCGTGAGAGTTTCTCCCATATCAAGTAACGCACTCAGTAGGGCAAATCCATATTGTTCATAATCAGCAGGTTTGAGTTCTCGTCTAAGAAGTTTTTTAATTCTCATTTTAGTATACCATCCTCTTTTGGAGCTATATGTTTTTATTTCAGATTTATACAAGGTATACTTATCTTGGGATGAGCTTAATCCCTTAAGTTTATTTTTATTACACTCTTGAATAATTCTTACAACGGTCAAAACAATACTAATAATCATAAGTATAGTAATGATTGCGAACCCATAGTTATCCTCTTTGGGTACTGTAGACTTTTCTAGAATCTTGATGGCTATCTCTTTAAGTTTGGCATTAGGTTCCATAAGTCACCCACCTTTTATTTAAGGAAATATTAAACTCCCAGAGCCACCACCAACATCTGCTTTACCCATACTCTCTACAGAAGCAGACTCTATTTGTTCAAGAGATGGAGATACTACAGTAGCATCCAATGCCCACATCATATTTTCTTTTTGTGCCCATCTCACTATTCGTCTCATGGGTACAATCAGATTAAATGTTTCTCCAGCACCACGAACCAACATACCAATATATTCTCCATTAGTTAAGAATACACCACCGCCGCTACTTCCTGGAAAAGCTGTGACTGTGGTTTGGTCGAATAGTACCTTTGTGCCACCATTCACAGAAACCATGCGTCCTACCTGACTCATAATGCCTGTTGTCATACTATTACTGCCGGTTTCCCCTAGTAAAGAACCAACGTGATATAGCTGGGTACCAAGAGGCACTCCGGAGTTTTTATCGTCTTTATAGAATTTAGCAGAAACATCCACAAAGTTAAACTTCCTGATTAATAATAAGGCCAAATCTTCACCATCTTTAGCATCACTATACTTGACGACCCTAGCGTCTATTGTTAATTGTCCAACAGTGCGTCCTTCCTGAACTAGTTTCTTGATAATCTCAGCATCTTGAAACTCGGTAACCTTTTTGACTGTGCCGTCTGAGCCGAGTACGTTTCTGGTGCTGCGTAAGCTCTCTAAAACGTGTGCTGCTGTCCATACGAAGTTGACCTTTTTTACGCCTCCTTCGCAAGCAACATCTCTAGTAAATACCACACCACTACCTTCTC